TGCACTTTTGGCCGAGTTGGAATCGGTCGATGTGATCGACTTCAACAACACCAGTAGCCAATGCAGTATCAGCAGTCACTTTTGCAAAGTGGGGGCCGTACAACAAGTTAGTGGAAACGGCTTCCTTCATACGAACCATGAAAGATTCGATACGATCAGGAAGGATCTTCAAGAAAGATTTCTCGTTGATTCCTTTTCCGTGTTCTTGCAAATCGCGGCTGTTGAAAACCATCGATCCCCAAACTTCAGCTTGAACGGTTTGTTTACCGCGTACAAACTGATCTTCAGAGATGTCTGAAGCTGACGCCAAAGCGCCAAACTCAACAGAAGATGCACCAGCGCCTACGAAGGGCACAAGGTAAGCAGCTTCGCCAGAAGTTGCCGAAGCACCTTGCCAGCCGTTGTCTTTTTCGACATTGGACAGTAACCAATCGCGTTTAATCATTTCTTGCTCGAGCAAGCTTAAGGGGGCGTAATCGAGCAACATGCTCGAAAAACTTCTACTAGTAGCCATAATTTAAATTTCCTTTTCTTTATTCCATGGACTGGCCGAGCTTACGAAGATCGTCGATTGATCGAACAACTTTCTTAGCTGGCGAAGTTCCACGGCCTTTAATGTTTGGGATCACGGGTTTTTGATTCTGCATGAAGGGAGCTTGCGTTGCTTCCATCGATTCGGCTTGTTCACCTTGTGGGGCTACTGGGCCAACAAGTCCTAGTACTTCGCGAACGGCACGTTCAACGGGTACATCTTGTCCGTCTGGCAGACTGGCGTAGTACTGTCCTCGACGAATAACTTCATCACGAAATGCTCCGGGTGTTCCGACTCGGGCATCAAACACACTAGCGACTTGGTTTACATCGGGGCGTCCGAGATAAGAATCCAATTCATTAGCGCGGTGCTGGACCAATTGCTGCTGGTATCCAGACTGTAACTCTTCATTTGCTTGCTCTAAATACTGGAGTCTTTGCTGGGACTCATACTGAGAATCAAGCTGTTGTCGCTGTTCGGGCGGCAACTCTCTATATTGTACTCGAGACAATGCGTATTGCAATACTTGCTGTTCGGGGATCTGTAACGCATTGAAGAACCCATGGAAATCACCCTTCTCAAGCATTGTTGAAAGAGTGTCGAGCCCACGATTCAAAACCGTGTGCTGAGTTTCTAATTCCTTGAAGGAAGTTCGGTGCTTATCGCGTTCGGATTTAACTTGGTCAATTCCGTAGCCTTTTTCATAAAGCTCGCGAAGCTTCTTCTCTTGCGCTTCATTTTTAACGACACCGCGAAGAACTTCGTCAAATTCATACTCTTTATCAGCAGCTTTGAACTTGTAGTTCGGGGTGTATGTTGGTTGCGGGGTTAAAGCATCCGGGTTTTTAGTTGCGGCGATCTGATTGATCTTCTCCGCGACTGTTGGCTCGGGTGCTGGTGCGACTTGTGCCGCTGTGTCAGTTGTTAAGATTGCTTCGTTACTGTTGGGGGATTGCCCCTCCGATGTTTGGCCCTGTTGGTCCATTCATGCCTCCTTGCGCATTTCCTTGCGCGTTTCCAGACGACAGTAGCATCTTAGAAATGGTTGCCAAGTTGCCTTGGTCATATTTTTCAAGTTTTTCCATTGTTTGGCCTTGTGCTTCCATTTGCTTCACAAGCCATTCAACAGCAGCAGTCGGTAGGCGGGCTCGCTTCGGAGCTTTCGAAGGATCTTCTTTATTTTCGACATAAAGGTCCACACCAACCATCGGACCATTGGTTGGGATCTGCTCATTCTTCGCAGCAAGGATTGCTTCCTTTTGTTTCGCGTCAGCTTCCATGTGTTGCGACAAACTAGCTTGGTAATTTTGCTGAACCATAGGATCCAGGTATCTAAAATCAGCTTTTTTCATTCGCGCATTGAAACGCTGGACATAATACTCATGGTTATCGCTCTCTTGGAATGGTGAGGGCTCCCCACGCTCAAGCGCAAGCATGTCGTTCTTCACGTTGTCGCTATCAATTGTGAATTCCTCGAAAGACTCTTCGAAATTACCAAACGGCATAGATCGAAGCATCTTCCCAATAGATTCTGGAGGGAGTTGCTGTCCGATGTATTGCATCGCTTGGTTAATCGAGAGTTGTTTTCCAACTTGTGTCTCGATGGAGTCATCCATTGCCTCAACTCGGATCTGATAAGAGAGCGGAGTCGTCTTTTTAAACTCTGCGATGTTAACTTGTTCTTTTTTACCGACCATCATGATCAAAGCATCGTCTGGAAGGTATTTCTTCATCGTTTCAAGGCAAAGTACGCAGAAATCCATCAAAAACTGCTCAAAACCCTCGCCATAACGGGCAAATTTCTGCTTTTGGCGGATGTTTTTAAACAGGCTTGCCCACGCATCTGCTTGGGATCCAGCAGGGTTTTCTTGGTTCAATTCGTCCAATTCAGCCACTTGATACATCTCATTGATGGTATCTGCGATGTATGCAGTGAATTGTTCACCAGTGCGGCCCGGCAAAATGGTGGGAGGGGCGCCTTGATAGGTAACGCCGCGAACTCCGGGGAGTAGTGCGCCGGGGGCGAGCTTCGTTCCGGCTTGATAAATGATTTTGTCGTCAGCCAAAGTCACTTGGTGCGTGGCTTGCTGGGATGCTGCGCGATTAAGCTCAGCTTGGTAGGGGCGAATCTTCTTAATTACCGAGTAACCACGAGGTCGAGTCGGGAATTTATCAAACCCTCTCCATACGATTGGGAATAAACCGAATGGTAATTCCCCCTCTTCAAGAATCCCCGACTCAGTAGTGATATAAAAGTAGCCTTCAGGGTATTCAAGACACGGTTTGAAATAAAATTCGCGGAGCAGCACTTGGTTCTTAGCTTTTTCATAGGAGTTTCTGCTCGAATCAAAAACTACAAACTCTTCTTTAGAAGATTCTTCTAAATACTTCGACTTTACTGGGTCATCAGCGTAAAGCCGCTTCATATCCTTGAGATCAGCCATCTTATCGATGCCGATCATGTGACTTTCTTCCATAGTCTTCGCGCCCGCTGCGCGAAAAAGATTAAATCCAAACAAACGCTCAATAACTAAGTCGCCAGAGAACTGCGGCGCGTCTAAATCAGCCGCGGGCTGCCCCATTTCATCGAAAAGGTCCATTCCATTCTCGTCGACCTTCTGCGCGTAGCCTAAAAAGTCGCCAGCGTTCGGATCCCAGAGAATTTTGGCCGCACACTCGCCGATCTGAATGTAATCTTGGCAAAAATCGCGGAAACGATTCTTTAATTTGTTCTTATCTTTAATATGTACCCAAACAGATTGGTTTAGCTCCGCATCTTTTTGATCTTGTAGCTCAGAATCAATCTGCGGCAGGATTCTGACACCCGGAGACTGTGACATGATCGCTTCTTCGTAGTGGTGCGCGATTTTTGACACATGATTTTTTGTCAAACGCAGTTTCTGCGTTTCAGTGACGTTGCCTGTGCGCAAACGGTTGAAATATTTATCTAAATGTTTTTTGGAGTAGTGATCGCCAGCTACAAGCTGGATATTTGAGCGCATCTCTGAGTAAACATCTTTGTCTTCCGACTTAGCGGCTGTATAAATTTCGTTTAGCTCTTCGACTGTATGCTTCTTCATTATCGCTCCTTGGCAGCTAGGTTAATCATCTCTTCCTCGTGTGCTGCTGGATCTGTGATGAGTTCTTGAGCCCTGATGAATTCTTCTTGTAAGGCTCGTCGTTCCTCTTCAGTCTCCGATGGCACACTTCCCGCTGAAGTCTCAATTGTGGGATTCTCCCACTTCTGTAAATCTAAAGCGGTGTCTATGGGAGCTGCCGCTGTGGCTGGCGCAACTTGTGGGTGGAAGTATATTGTAAGTTGTCCAAATTTCAGTTCGGACACTCCGCACTCCCTACCAGTTTTCATTATACCGACGATTTCTTTAAAGGAAAGACCCCTATCCTTCATATAACTCATTCCAACTCTCAATTTCTTGCTCGAGCTCTTCCCAATCCTCGGCTTTGTCAGTTTTTAAACGCTCACCGCGCCTCGTTCTAATCTCATACTGTAAAGGCGTTTCCATGGGAGGGGCGGGTTTCGTCTTTTCTTTCTCACTAAGTTTGTCGTATACGATGCCCCAGTCCCACGGTATCGCGGGCACAATATACCGAACCGAATCAATAAAGTCGTCCTTCGCCACAGATTTCGGCGTTTCGTGACGAAGCGTTCCAAACTCTACGCCGAGCTTCCTGAGTTCGGGATCGTCGAAAATAAAAAGCATCTCATTTTTTAGCAGCGTGGAAATTACACCTTCCCCGATCTCGTGCTTCGACTCCGCTTTCGTAAACGGGATCCCAGAGCGAGAGGCGATGGTGTGAAAGTCCGTGGCTCGGGGGTCTGCTTGGCGCAAAACGACCGCGTGGCCCTCGGCCATTTCTTTGTACTTCGTCAAAACATCGTCAGCCGTTGTGACAACGCCATCTCCCCGCCATCCCTTAAAAATAAACCCCGCTCGCATATTAGGCGCAACTGCCACAAAGGAAATCGCGCTCGGATGATTCTTCCCCCCGCTCCCAATATCCACGCCAGCGTAAATCGCAAAGTTCTCTGGTATCGCAAATGGTTTCACAAAATGCTTACTCGGAACGAATGTCTCGTACTTGACTCCACTATCCAAGACAAAGCGCCCATAGATACGCTTCTGAATTTCAGCCTCAGATTTACACTTCCTCTTGGCCGCTTCGATCCGACCCTCGGTCCAAGGACCGGGGCTCCCGTCCTCGTAGTACATACAGTCATAGGCGCTGACCTGAACTTTGTACGCATCCTTGAGAGTTTCTAACTCGCCCCCAATTTCTTCCATCGCGCATCGCCAGAACTCTTGTCCAAGAGTCGCGGTGAAAACAGAATTGAAATATCCTTCTGTCCCATGCAAGCGAAACATCACCTCGTCGTAAAGGTGCATCGGCATCTCTTCATCGACAAACATCGCAAACACGGTGGCGGTCTGTAAGTTTACAGCCTGCATCGAGTACGCTTTGAACTGCAACGTCACGCCACTATTAAACACAATCTCTTTAATGTAACCTTGCTTGTCGTAGTAACTCTTCCACCCGTAGTTCGGATCATCTTTGAACTCATCGCGCGGCATAAATTCCGGCAACCACTTCGTTTCAAATTCTGTCGTGGCCACTTGTAAAGTAGGATAGAGGTACCAAAAAAGAATCGGCTTCTCGTGATTGGGCCACAAAGTCTTCCACACTGATTTATCGGTCGCCCAATTTATAGCTTTGCGAATCATGGTCGATGATTTCGATAGCTGGTTCCCCGATGTGAGGAGCGCCACCTTGTGACGGTTCTCAAAAAACGCTCGCGCCCAACGATACCATTTGTACCCGTAAAGGTGCGGGAGTCCGAAGTGAATGCGCTCTTGGCGTTTCAACAAATCCAATTCTTTTTTCTTTAGAATGATGTCTGCCCGATTCCCGAGCCTTGGGCCGGGTGCCGACTCTAGCGGCTGCTTTATAAAAATTTCCTTGCGGCTCACTCAAACACACTCAAAAAAGTTCTGGAACAACCC